CCTCTAAGTAGTATCCCTCGTCCATTCCGCATACATCAGTATCAACCCAAGATTTTGTAGCAATCAGGATCTCATCCCCATCGTCTGGCATTTCACAATCAAACATGTAGTTAAATGTGTAACCAAACTGCTCAATGCATTCTCTTTTTTCTTCTTCAGTTAATGGTCTTGTTTTAACCTTGTGCCATGTGATTATTTCCTCATACGTCATTCCTACTCACCTGCCAATCATTATACATCCGCTAGTTTTGCATAAGACCAAAAAGTTGTTTTATCGGTTGTATACGATGTCTTCCCATCCTCCCATGCACATACTCCTCCGCCCTCATATTTTGCAAAATACCTCTTTTCCCAAGCACCATTTATTAGACCTTTTACCAAAATCGGTGTATCAACAGGAACTTTTGACCAATCAATTTCTTCTGGTTCGATGTATTCAGCGTCAGCCCATGCCATAGATTTTTTTGTACAACTTTCATAGGCGCCAAATAAACAGCCACCACACCCGATATCAGAGCAAGGAATGATTTCGTTCGTGTCTTTTTTGACCGCCACTTTTTGTCCCATTCTGGTGAATTTTTCAATTTGTTTCTTGTAGTGTTCATAATTCGTCATCTGCCATCACCTCCAAATCCTCGTCATGTAATCTTTTGCACCGCTCGCATTCCTCGTAGCTGTTCCCTCTTTTGCAGAATTCGCACTGCGGCGGATCGTACTCATCGAATTTCTCTTTATCACTCCACCAGCTCATTATTTACCTCGCATTTCTTTCATTTTCTCTAAAAACGCTTCCATTTCCTCGATATTCAGTCCTACAGGAGGACCTGTAAATCCATCTTCCATTGAAAAAACGTTTATGTCATGCCATATTTCAATCTCGACTATGTGAACAAAATCGTCATAATCTTTCTTGTAGGTAACTTTGTATTGAGATTCATCCACTAAATCAAACCCAAGGGCTTTGATTTTTTCATTCATTGTCATACTCCTTTCATTTTCCGCAGCATGCGCATGTTTTGTTATACTTCATTGTTCCTAAACCTCTGCCCGCAGAGCGGGCAAAACACAAAATCTTCTGCCACCATCTCCGACCGGAAAGCCTGCCTGCATCTTGCACATTCAAAATAGTGTCCGTCCTCGTCTATGTTTACAGGATCCATCGGTACTTGGTACTGCATCAGCTTATCAGCGTATTTGAACATGTACTGAATCTCGTACTTTGTAGCCGTATCCCCGCCTCGCTTGAGGCTTATCTTTCTGATTTCATCAAACCATTTCATTGCCTTTTGCGGTGTCAAATCATTCTTTTTTGGTGTCATTGTTCACCTCAATTCCTGTAATCTCCTTGAATATTTTAGCGTCAAAATTCGGAATATCTTGTACGATTTTTTTAGCTTCTTCCGACATCTCTCCCCACCAATTCGCCCATGCTTCTTTCATAGTGTATTCTTTCAGATAACCACCAATCATTTCTTTTTCTGGGTCAGCTTTCTTTTCTTCTTCGGTGTATGGAATCCATTCTGTCAGCATGAACGGAGTACTGCATAATGCTTCATAGTATCTGCTTCTGTAGAAATCTCGCAGGCTCATTCCGGACGGTCGATTGAATATTCTAATATTCATATCCGGCTCGGTACAAAACACACCGTTAGAACCGTTGCCTGTGTTCCCGTAGCCTGTGTTCCAGTTGCCTGTGTTCCCGTCGCCTGTGTTCCAGTAGCCTGTGTTCCTGTCGCCTGTGTTCCCGTAGCCTGTGTTCCTGTCGCCTGTGTTCCTGTCGCCTGTGTTGAATAGTCCAGTATTTCCGTTTACCATGCCTTTCATAGCAGCTAATTCATTGCCCGTAATCTCACGAACAATCTTAATATGGTCACTTCCGCATTTCTGTCCGTCGGTCACTTCTTCGCCTAAAACCTCGATTTCAAAAAATCTGTTCAGTTCCTTGCAAGAATAGTGTTCGTGTACTTGTTGCAGACTGTCGCAATAGTGAAAAACTGTATCACTGCACAATTCCAATGGCTTTCCATCATGTTCTATTTTGTACTCTTTGCCGATTTCAAACTGAAATCCTCGACATTTCATGTCTTTATCCATTCCTTTAATTTTCATTGTTTACCTCCGTAATTGACCTGCATCCTGTTTAGGTCTTTGATATCTTCGTAAATCGCCAATATCTCGTCTCTGATTTCCCGAAACGGTATCTTTTCGGCAATCTTCGGCGTTTCTTCAATCTTCCATCTAGCCCCGTCTTTATGCCGTAGTATTGCAAACTCTTCACCGTCCATTATGTAAATAGTCTGACTGTCTGCAATGCTTTGTACGGCGTAAAAATTGAAGTTGGTTAAGTATGTGTTCCAGTCACGCCGGCACTTGAATTTATAACGTTTCATATGATAAATCTCCGAATAAATCTGTCTGCATACTGTGGGTGAATCATGCTTCTTCGAACCTGGCGATCCTTTGACGTTTCGTAGCTGATTCTTCTTGTTTCTACATATTCGATCGGCTCAAACAGAAAATTGTTTTTCGGTTCAAAATTGATGAACCAATATTGTGTAGGTTTCTTGTAATAATCACCCTCTACCGTTCTGTCTGTATCAATTACTTTTGGCTTTAAGCACCAATACTGTTTTAGATAATGCTGCGCCGAATACGGGTTTTCAATTACCATTCGGATTCCTTTGTCAATACATACAATAACAAGCTGACAAATTTTTTCGTATAGATTGCTTCTATCTCGATGAAGTTTTATGCACAGTTCAAGTTTTTCCTTGTCAGTGTATTTTTTCATCTGAAATAATTCTCCTCGAAATGATAGGTTGACTTGATCTTCAAACCTCGTGCAAGGGAAAAACGCGAAGCAAACATCCTCTTTTGTAATGTTGTCAAACACGCTTTGCCCACCCTCATATGCTTTTTGTATTTCTCCAAAAATGTCAACTTGAAAGTCCGTTTCATCAAAGTCATTCAGAATGTCATAATCAAACGCTTCAATCCCATTCTTTTTAAATGCATTCTTAAACGTTCCGGATTGCTCGAATAACAGATGTGCTTTCATAACGTTTCATTCTCCCACCATTTACAAACTATACAAGCATCAAGCGGAAAATCTCCTACCATCGGACAATCTCCGTTACAACAAACCTCGTCTTCCAGCCATTTGCATTTTGGGGATTCCGGCTTGAACGTACAGGCATTGTCGTCTATGACTGGTTCATTGTTTCCGTTTAGGTATCTGCTCATTGTTTCAATATCCTTTCCATCTCCATAAAATCGTCTTTGATTTTTTTTCGACGCATAGATACGCCGCTGACCTCTACCGGGTGGCATCGCTCCAAGATTCTGTCATAAATTCTTCCGGCTCCAATGTTGTCCGGCTTTTTCAGCTCGCTTGATGTCAGATTCGTTGTGACAATCATCGGCAGTCCGGACAAGTACCTTGAATCTATGATGTTGAATACTTGCTCTTGCATATACTCTGTGTTTCTCTCCGCCCCAAGGTCGTCCAGTATCAGAAGCGCATACCTGTTTAGGCTGTCTATGTACTCTTTTCGTCCGTCAAACGACGCTTGAAGCTGATTGATGATTGTTGCAAAATTTGTCATCAGGACTTTATAACCTTGGTCTATCAGCTTATTTGCAATGCAAGCTGCCAAATGGCTTTTTCCGGTCCCTACGTTTCCATAAAGCAGCAATCCTTTGCCCATTTTCGCAAGGTCACGGAAATGATCTGCATAGTTTCGGGCAATTTGCATGTACTTGGAATCGTCGGAATTTTCAAACGTGCAGTTTTTTAGGCTTGAACCGTTGAAGCATATCATTCTGTTTCGTTCGCGTTCTGCTTTTGCTTCGCGTTCTTCTCTCTCTTGGAGTTCCTTTTTCCTGCAAGAGCAAATGCAGCTTATTTTCTGCCTGACCCCCAAAACCGTAATCTCGTACTCTAGCGGCTCCCCGCATTTTTCGCATTTTTTCATGCCGTCCTCCTAGAACAAGTCGTCTAAGTCATCAGTAACAGGTGTTTCGCAGAAACCTCTCTGCGTTCTTGTAGGGTGGCGAACATTCTCAGCCTTTCCCTGTCTCTCCCACGTTCTGACCGCCGCTTGCCAGTTTTTCATTTTGTTCCGTCCTACCATCCAACCGTTCGCTGTGTAATAATCAACAAACCGCTGTGCATCTACGTTGTTGTTTCGTTCTGCGCAATAGGCTTGCACCTCTTCTAGGGTAGGTGCAACAAATCCATCACGCGCGCGCGCGTTTTTGTTATTATATATATTATTATCTTTCTTATCTTTCTTTCTTCCTGTACCGTCTGTTGTACTGTCTGTTGTATCATCTGATGATTTATTATGCGCTCGGCTAGTGGTTGTTGTTGCGTATTTTTCAATGCTTTCAGATGTATCGCCTGCTGTACTATCGCATTGATATTTTTTATAGTTTTTTATCGTTATTATTGTTCCTATTTGTGATGGTTTTTTTTCTATCATCTCCATTTTCTCTAGCAAGTTTAAGAATCTTTGAACCTTTCCTCTGGACCATCCCCATTTATCTCCTAAAATTTCCATCCCGCAAATCAGTTGTCCCACGTCTAAAGTGATTCTTTGCCCTTTAATAATTACGTCTTTTGGAAATCTTCGTGCGTTGATTAACAGATATTCAAATGCGTGCCATCTGTCGAATGGTCTTTCAGAAAACAATTCGCTTTCTGCTGCTTTTCTGTACAGTTTGATAAATGTAAGGTCTTCATTCATATTATTAGCCCCTCGTATATGCAGGATCGTTTTCTTTATGAACTCTTTTATGACATTCCTCGCAAAGAGTTATCCCGTTATCAATATCGAACCTGTCATTCGGAAACTTGCTGAACGGCTTTATATGATGTGCGTTTAGTGTTCCGCCTACCTTTTTACATATTGCGCACGTGTATTTGTCACGTTCAAATACATCCATTCTCCATTCTGTATTTTTTTTAGAATTTCGAATTTCTCTGTTTGTTTTTTCCCACGGAAATTTTCCACTTCCTATATATATTTTTCCGTCTTTTACACATACCCTAAGTTTTGGATCACCGATAAAAAACAAATAATTTTTAATGTACTCTTTTTCGCTAATCAGACCATCTAAAAAAGCACAATCTCCACAATATACGGAACCGTCAATTTCTTCTCTTGGGTACGAGTCTCCTATCTCTTTTCCGCATTTAGTACATTCATAGATTCTATATTCTACAAGATAGTCTCCGTTTTCAATATATTCTACTCTTTTAATATTTTTGCTCATTGATATCTACCTCGATTCTCGGATTCCCCGCATCAACGAAGAATTCATCAGTGAAGCCGATTACGCATCGCCAACCGTCCGCCTCGATCGTTCTGGAAGATACTAGAGCATCAAGAATGAATTTTTTCGCAAAGCAGATGTTGTCTAAATCCCTTTTGCGGTTCGGCTCGTACCACCGAAAGTTTAACTTCACTTTCCCGCAGAAACGTCCGATTTTCTGCTTACTGATATATGACAGAATCAACATTTCAGCCTTGTTCTTCATTTGCGCTCCGACGAATTTATTTGTTCTGCAAGCATTTGTGTAATCGTTCAGCCCTTCCAGTTTTCCGTAGATGATTAGCGTTCTTTTCCTCGGATCTCTTACTGTATGATATTCTTCCTCGCTGTGTCCTACGTTCATATCTCACCTCTAAAATGGTATTGATTCGTCCAGTGCCTCAAAGCCTTCCGGTACCGACGCTGAAGCCTTTGTGCCAGTCTTTTCGCCCCATTCAAGGAATTCAACGTTATCCGCAATTACGTCTGTGGTATAGTGCTTGACACCGTCCTTTTCGTAGCTGCCTGTTTGCAGTCTTCCTTGCACTGCGACCTTTCTTCCCTTGGCAAGGAATTTTTCGCAGTTCTCGGCAGTCTTGCCGAAGCAGATAACATTCGGAAAATCTGTTTTCTTTTCCTCGCCCTGCTTCACTCTGCGGTCGATTGCCAAGGTGAATCGGCATACTGCCATCTGCGAACCGGATGTGTATCTCAACTCCGGTTCTCTAACAAGCCTGCCAATCAGAATTACGTTATTCATAGATAGTTCCTCCCGAAAATTCTAATAAATTCTTCTCTTGTGTGTGTTTCTTCAAATTTAGCCTGCGCCATTTCTTTTAGCTTCAGATCTAATCCCTTATCGAAGTGTGCGCCCCGATCTCCTGTGTGATGCCGGAGGCAAAGCCATACGGTTAAACCATACTTATCAGCCTGTCTTCGGTTTGATGTTCCGTATAACACATGATGCAGCTGTAAATCTTGTGTGGCCCGGCACACAAAGCATTCTTTTGTGTCTTGCAAAATTGATTTAGCCATTTGAGTGCCCCCATTCTCTTGAAATCTGACCGTCAATAATTCTGATTTGCAACTTGATCGAATTGATCGCCTCTTGGTTTGCCTTATAGGTGGCTTCTGCAATATCTCGCTTAAATCTTGCTTCTGCTACCGCAGGAATACCATAAGCGGTCTTGTCAATCATTCCGATTGCCATACCATCATCGCGAAGTTTCAGGCACTCTTGCCGAAGCAAAACCTTATAGTCTCGCTCCGCTTCTGCATATGCCGTACCTGTCTTTCGAAGCATTTTGATTGACGTGTCAAGCTGCTGTGTTTTGGTTTGAAGTTCGTTCATTAAATCGAATCCGTTCACTTTTTCCCTGCGGTGATTCTCACATATCCCGCCTTGCCTTTCTTGGTTACTTCCTCGCAATACTTTTTGTAAAGTTTAGGATGTTCTTCTTTGAATTGCTTTTCGTTGAATTTTTTCTCTGTGGTATGCTCTCCGTCCGGAACAAGCGTTATCTTTGTTCCGCCTGGTGTCGTCCACGTTTTGATGTTGTGCTTTTCCATGCCTGCTTTGAGGTTTGCCTTTGCGTCCTTGTACTCTTTTTCAATCTGCTTATAGATTTCAATTTGCGATTCTAAAATGAGGACCTTATCCGCAATCTCAACGATCTCTTTTGGCTGGAATTCTTCTTCGGTTGTGAATGGATTTTCCATCAGTTTTAACCAGTCCTCTCGGAATCGTTTTATTTCGGAAAAAATTTCTTTCCAAAACTCTTCGAATTGTTCATATCGGATTGTGAAAATCTGCAAACGATCCGAATCAAAATTCTTATTAAAATCATCCGGTCTGTGATATACCGCAAGAACACCGCGTTTGTAGTTATACATCCACATTCCCATTAGTAACTGGCACAGATAGTGCTTATAGTCCCAAATGTCATCGTGAATGTCTGAGGTGGTTTTGATTTCTAAAACACATTTGTCGTTAAAATCTACACCGTCAGCATGATAACGAAGATAGTCCTCAATGACTTTTCCCTCTACAAAGTGATGGTCAAGTTCTGCGTTCACATATTCTCGGATTTTAGGCTCGAGTTCATTTCCGTATTCCGTATAGACGTTTCCGGTAAAAGACGGTTCCTCGACTCCGGCTTTTTCCTTTAAGAGCTGCCAACGGGTCTTGAATTTAGAGATATTCAGAATCGCCGCGATGTCGCTGCCGCCGATGTATTTATCTCTATCCTTTGTTACGTCCTGCATTATTTACCCTCCAAATCTTTAAGAACATCCGCGAAACGTTCTTCGGTCGTTGAGCCGTTCAAGCCGTAATCTTTTGCCACTTCGGCAAATGATAAACCACTTTCCTTTAAGTAGATGATCAGTTTTTCTCTGTAGGTCAGCTCGTTCGATTTTGGAGAAGATTTTTTCTTTTCGGAACCTCTTGTCTTTTCGGTAAACTCGTCCGTATCAGCGTCCTTTGTATCGTCAATGCAGAACAGTCCGTTTAATGCGTATTTTCTAGCGTAGGACGACGTTGCCCCGGTGATCTGCGAAGAATCCATTCCCTTTTTTGTCTCTTCTTCTCTGGCATAAGCTGTAACCGAAGCAGCTTCGGAACCGTCGGTTACTGTTGCCGTTGCTTTTACATAGTATCTATCTCCAATCATTACGATCTCATCAGAGATAGTCAGCTGCACACCTTCTTCGGCGCAAAGCGGCTTTACCGCTTCGAGAATGTCTTCGCAGCTTCTATATTTGTAATTGCCGAATTTATTAAACTGACCTTTTGGGGCTTTCAGTTCCTTTTGAATTTTTATTAGTTTATTCATCGTATGTATCCATCCTTTCCTTGTTGCTGTCTAGGCAGTCTTGGCAAATCAACTTCTTTCCGAACCAGTAACCGTACTCACTACGGATATGCTCGCCGCATTCAGAGCAGATTGGTCTGTTATCGTATGCGTGGGCTTTTTCATATTCCCATCGATCTGCATCAGAAGCGGGGCTATCTGATCTCCATATCATTTTCTGTCACCGTCCATTTTCTGCAGCATATGGTTCATGTTACGAATTCTAGCAGTAATGCTGTCGCGCCATCTGCGGTACTGTTTTTCGTTCTCTGCGTAGAAATATCCGCCCTTTTCATGTGCTATGATACGTTCGCCGTTGTGTCTAAGAACCTCGATCACAAGCCTTGCTGTCCTGTCGTCAACATCTAAGTGTCTTGCTAGTTTTTTACGCGTCACTGGATTCTTCTCGCTAGCAGACTTGATCAGTGTTATAGCTTGACTTTCTAGTGATTGCCTGTTATAATTTTCTTGGTTATTTTGGAATTGCCCCTCGTGGGCGTTCCTTTTTTTATTCATTTCTCACCTCTACTTCTAAGCGTTTGACACCATGTCTCACAGCATCTTCGTGACTGTCAAAGTAAATGTCTATGACGTTTCCCTTGACGGCTGATCCTGTATCTTGTGCCGTATAAACAGTGTCTCCGATTCTGACCTCTGTACCGAATGGGATAACCGAAGTATCAACAGCGATTGTCTTTCCCGCTTCGGCTGCTTCGCCGGATGCGGTATAGACGATGCCGTTCGGTCTGTTATCAGCCCATACTCCGCAGCACTTCCGGCAGCTGCAATATGCTGTGATTTTGAATTCTCCGAGTGTTTTCCACTCTTGTTTTAACTCTTGTTTTAACTCTTGTTTTAACTCACGTTTTAACTCGACTTGGTGAGTTACATGTGACTTAGACTGTGCTTCCTCTAGGTCGTCATGTCCGGCAAATCCCAGCATCGTTATGATTGCAGCGGTTACCAAGATACCGCCTAAAGGCTTTTTGATTTTGTCTATGGCACCTAAGATGCCGCCGCCTGTTTTTCTGTACTTCATACTGTCGCCCTTGATTTCAGAACCGATGCAACGTCCGGTATGAAATACCGCTTTCCGACTTGCTCGAGATCATTCAGATACTTGTCTACGCAGTGGGGGTCTTTGTACCCCATGACCTCTGCCAACTCCTGCCGAGTGATAAACAAGGTCCTTGTAGACATCTTCATTTGTCTTATCAGTTCTTGTCTTTCCATTATTTCCTCTCTTTCAGTAGCGTGTTGACTGTTACGCCTAAAACGTCAGCGACCTTTTGCAGGCTAGTGAGGCTCGGGTTAAATGTTCGTTTCCATTTTTCTATATGACCCCTAGCCAAACCGGCACGTCTTTCGATTTCTCTTATAGACATTCCACGTTTTTTTGCGTAAAATTCTATGTTTTTGTAAACCATCGTTTCTCCTTTCGTAATTTTTTTGCTATAATGCTTTTGAGGTGATAACACGAAAGTTTTTTTATAAAGTTCAAAATCTTAAGACTTCTAAAAACCGATGCCCGCTCTTGGAGTGATCTGAAAATTTTTCAAGAATCGGAATTACTTTTTGCCTTGGAAGAACTGAAAGAGGATGGATACATCCTTGACAATTCTTCTGATGGTATAATCGGTGACGAGTTCCGGCTTTCTAATAGAAAATCTGTTCGGCGTTTCATATTCGACCGATTCAATCCATTGATGACAACCGTCGGATTTATTGGAGGACTAATCGCAATAGTGCAACTATTCCTATGAAAATCCACATTGCCGCCGTTATCGGCTTCATGATCTGCAAGATTTTTTTCTGAATGGATTTCTTTTTAGCTTTCCGCTCTTTATATGAAAGCCATTCTTCTCTTGTCATTCCTAAAATTTTGAAAAACTCCTTTTCGTCCATCTCTCACCTCTGCATTATTTGTAGTAAGAAGTTACGAAAAAATATTGACATCCGACGTAATTTGTTCTATTATTCAAGTAACCACACAAGATAATAGAAAACGGAATAATATTCGTTCGTACATTATTACTACCTACGTTTTTATATTACCATACATTTGTACGAACGTCAATATGTTTTTCGTAATTCTGTACTACTTTTTTGAGAAAGGTTTTTCCATGAATATTTACGAAAGAATCAAGGAATTGTGCAAGAAAAAAGGTGTCGCTATTAAAGAAATGGAGATAGCCGTAGGAATCGGAGAAAAGAATGCTAACAAATGGAAAACAAGAACACCATCTGCGGAAAGTCTATTAAAGCTATCCGAATATTTCGGTGTATCTACCGATTATATATTAACCGGGGAAGATAATGGAGTGTCTAAACAAGATTATTATTTTGACCAAGAAATAGCAACTATTGCACAGGAAATAGCAAGACACCCGGGCATGAAAACATTATTTGAAGCTTCTAGGAGTCTATCTGATGAAGATTTGCAGTATGTAAATGATTTAATCAAAAGATTCAATGATAAATAATAGGAGGGAACTATGGAAGAAAGAGTTAATATTATCTATCACCCTTTGCCGCTATCAATAAGGGGGTTCGTAACCCAAACATTCGACGATAACGGAGAACCATTTTACACTATCTGCTTGAATACCGCATTTAATGCAGAAGTGCAATATCGGACTTTCAGACACGAGATCGCGCATATTGCTCATAATGACTTCGACAGCGACATGCCAATCGGAGAGATTGAAGCTATTAGACATTTGATTTAGTATGGAGGTGTGAATAATGAAAAAGGCTTTATCATTTATTTTATCTGTTTTCATAACGATATCAATGACAACTCCAGCTTATGGATATGGGCTGGCAAAACCAAACATAACATACATAGAATCGGACGGAAACTGCGTTTACATTGAATGGACTAATATTTATGGCGCTGAAATATACAACGTATATCGTTCTGAAACTAACAAGTATGACTATGAATTTATAGACACAGCAACTAGCAATTCATATTTTGATTCAAACGTAGAATATGGAAAAAGGTATTATTACCAAGTCCAAGGGGTGAGCACCACAAGTTTTAGTGATCCAAGTGATTCTAAATCTGCAAAAATTGTATGGACAGATAAGCATTTTCCAATCAACGATTTGGGCAGACCGGAACTTACTACATTTACGGACGAAGATCAGGACTGTATATGGCTTCTTTGGGATGAGATTGAGGGCGCGAACGCATACTTCATATATAGATCAACATCAAAAAACGGAACATACGAGTTGAAATACGTTGAAGATAAAGGCGTCCTAACACTTGATAAAGACATTAAAAAGAATAAACGATACTATTACAAGGTTCAAGCCTTATATTTTGATGAAGAGAATGGTACTGTGCTCGGCGGGAAACCTAGTTTATGGAGATCCGATATAATCACAAGCAAAAGAATTGTAAAAAAATCAACCAAAACTGTATCAAAGCCCGTTAGTCAAACAGTGTACGTCACAAGAACAGGTTCAAAATATCACCGATATGGTTGCCAGTATTTAAGGAAAAGTTGCTATTCTATGAGCAAGTCAAACGCACGAGCGCAAGGATATACAGCTTGTTCAAGGTGTTGGTGATATGGAATACATAAGAAAAACATTTACCTTTGAGGGTAAACGGTACACTGTCAGAGGAAAAACTGAAAAAGAAGCCATTATGAAGATGGCGAATAAACTGCGGGATCTGGAGGAAGGCAGTGTTATCATATCGGGGAATACTTCGGTAAAAGATTGGGCATTGAAGTGCGTGGAAACATACAAGACCAACCAAGCTGATGCTACAAGAAAAACCTATTTGGAAAAAATGAATTCTGTCATTTTTACGAAAATTGGAAGCAGAACACTAAAATCAATAAAACCTTTTGACGTGCAAAATGTGATGAATTCTTTGCAAGGTTACTCGAAAGCCTACATATCCGATATTTATCAAATGCTTAGGTTTATTTTTTCAAAAGCAAAAACAAACAAACTGATTGCTGACGATCCAACGCTAGATTTACAGAAACCAAAAGGAACAAAAACGAACCGTCGTGCGCTTACAGAAAGTGAAGAATACCATTTTCTAAAAGTGTGTGAGGAAAGCGACAGGTTTTTGGTGTTCATGTTAATGTATTATTGCAGCTGCAGAACGTCCGAAGCAATCAACATTATGGGAAAAGATATTGTGTCGATTACAGAAAACGGAGAGAAGTACAACGTATTGCATATAAGGGGAACAAAAAGCGGAAATGCCGACAGGAAAGTTCCTCTTCCGGATGCTTTATACCAACGAATAAAAAACACGCCTAAATTCAATTACGTTGCAACTGACACCAGAGGTAACAAGTATACAAAATCAAGCCTTAAATGTGCGCTAAATGCTCTACGGCGCGAAATGAACATCTCAATGGGGTGCAAGGTTTTTCGGAACGAACTTATTCAACCGCACCCTTTGGCGGATGATTTTGTTCCATACTGCTTGCGTCACACCTATTGCTCAAACCTATGCAAAAAAGGAGTGGATATAAGAGTTGCGCAATACTTGATGGGACATTCGGACATCAGATTGACAGCAAACATATATACACATACGGACAACTCTGCTATTGTGGATGCAGCAAAAAAAATGAGTGTGTGACACTTGGAGTGACACTATAGAGTACAACAGTTGAAAAATAGCCATTTCTTACCGCGTTCGCAACGCAGAGGTCAAGGGTTCGATCCCCTCATCGTCCACCATAACAAAACCCTTGGAATCTCAATGTTTCCAAGGGTTTTTCCTTGCCTTATTTTTGTAAATAATTTCAAATTTTAAGGCAAAAAAGGTGCTGTTTAGTGGTATTTGGTGTGACACTCGGTGTGACACTTTTTGATTGGCATTTTATAAAACAGAAAAACCACCAACAAACGGTGGTTTTTTCTGTGAAGTGTGTGCATACGTGAAAAGCACGTGTTTTATATACCTATTATATAGCAGATTCGTTTATGCGTCAAGAAAATACTTTGCTACTTTGTATTTCTTCCCATCAACGTCATTGATGAAGTTATCCGACATGCTGTAATAGAATTCTGTGTCTTCGGACATGCCCACCATAGCCGCTGTGTCGTGATAATCGTTGTAGCACATATTCATCACCATGTACCATGAAACGCAATCAAAATCGCTTCTTTTTGCGCTTACAAATGAAGCGATTGTTTCCATCGACCATTTCTCGCCATACGGACGCATGCTTCTGACGATCTCTTTTGCCTTTTCATCGCAAATATGGTATGCAACTGCTCCGATTTCGTCCATGATACTTTCATAGCACGCAGGGTCATATCTTTTCAAGCGTTCCATTCCGTTATTGATTGCATGGTGAACCCTATCCCATTTCGGCTCTTCCTTGCGCGAAATAAGACTAATCAATTCCATGTATTCCATTACTGAATCCTTTCTACCGTCACGATTGCGTTATTGACTGTGGCTGATGCAGACAGTCTGAACGACAACGCAACTTCCGTTCCGATGTTGTTTCTTACAGCCCGTACAATATCCGTAACGTTGAGCGTGATAAGGTCCGTTGCCGCTGCCGATGTCGCCCCTGCTGCAGCATCTGGGATAGCAACACCGTTGTTATACATCTGCAAAGTAATGTTTCCGGCAGCTACACCTGTAATGTTAAACATCGCGTCAATATCATACGCGCCGCATTTGTTTAAGTTGATGCGGTTATTTGTCATTGCTGTGTTGCAATTCGTATTGAATATGAGATTCAGCGGAATATCCGTTCCGGCTGTTACTGCTGTCGCAGTTGTGATGTTTGCTTTTAACATTTTCATTCCTTTCCAAGACAACGGCGGGGAACCCCCGCCGATTCTTTAACCTATCGTTATACTAAAGTCGTCCCTGTCATTCCATTGCACCCATAGGCGATCGGTGCCATGTAATAACCATACGGATTCGTTTTCGGAATACCGCATAATGCACTTTGAAGCTGAAGCTGATTGATTTGGTTCTGCATATCTGCCATTCTGTTTCCAGTGATGGCATCTAAGATTTTCTGTGTCTGTTCTGTCGTGTTTGCATTGATTGCCGCGGTATTGATTGCACCATTGTAGTTTACGCCGTCAATCGCTCTCTGCGTCTCGCAGCAACACTGCGAAATCTGATTTTGTGTCGTGCCGAAGTTACGAAGCGTTTCGTATCCAAGATTGGAAAGTCCGTTCTGAAGACCCATGTAATCAGCCTGCAAGCTGTCACCCAATCTACCGACTGTGTTGTCAAGGTTGTTGAAGTTCATAGCATTGCAAAGACCTGCTTCTGTGACCGGAGAGCCTTTTGCCCCGCCGAAGCCAAACCCGCCGCCACCGATGAGCAGAAGAATCAGCAAAGCGAAGACCCATAATCCGGAACCGCCGCCACCGAGCGCGTTTGTATCTTTGCCGGTAACTGCGCTGATGTCAGCTAATGAATAATTTTCCATGATAGTACTCCTTTTCTTTTATTTATAAAATTGCAATTTTATCGAAGCATGCCAAGAATCATATCGGGGTTTATGCCCATTTCGTTGCATTTCTGATAAAAAACCTCTTGTGGGTTCTTACCGTTTACCATATCCATAACCTCTTTGATTCTTGGGTCGTTCATTTGACTAAGCGCAGACATCGGGTCTTTTGCAGTCTGCATGATTTGTTTTATTTGACCGATTGCCGGTGCGATCTGTGTCATTTGTAAAATAGGATTCATTACTCTACCCCCTTATCTGTGAGCGACTTTTTTATTGTTTCGGATAATTCCATAATCTGCGCCTTTAATTCGTCTAATTCCGCATGATTTACAATATCAGCTTTCGGTTCTTGTACTTCCACAAAATCAAAAGCCTTTACCGTAGAGAATCCGGAAGCGTCAGACGTTTTCAAATAGAATCTAGGTCTTGTAGAATCCATCAGTATGACTTGTTGGTTCGGGAAAATTCTATAAGCGTTTGCGCTCTCTATTCCATTGACATATTGAATGCCCTGTGTGTTGAACATGATTTTCTCCTTTTTTCTTTTATTCTGACACGCATACGCCAATGAGACAATTTACGAAAAAGGTACAAAAAAGGCATAAAAAAAGAAGGGGTCGGAATCGACCCCTTACAATACTTTCCCTATTTTCCTGTTTACACGTTGAGAATATTTTCTTGCTGTGTCTGCTGATATGTTGAGTGCTTCGGCGATTGCTTCTAAGGGAATCCCTCTTGACCGCATCTCAAATACTTCAATCTCTAAATTGACAAAATTGCAATTTTCGCGAAAGAAGTCGAGTTCCGGTTTTGTGAAGCCACATACCCGCATTTTTTCTCCTATTCTTTTATCTCTTTCTTTACCTGTTCATAGACAGCTTCAATAATTTTGTCTAATTCGTCGGCAGAGACATTGATTCTCAGCTCTTTCAGCTTATTGGAAACAAACTGTAGGACCTCTGCTTTTTTCTTTTCGCCTGTTTCAGACTGCATCCACTGTTTCGCCCATCTGACTGAAACTTCCGTCCAGTACATGATTGTTTCCTGCTTTTCTTTGCTCATTTCAGCCTTTGCAGTCTTCCATTTTGTCGTCACAAGCGGGACTAAAACGCCTGTGATAATCAGTGTGCATAAGCTAATAATTACTTCTGTCCAGTTTACCATGTTACTCATCCTTTCCTTTTACCTTAATACCAGCCAATAACGCCAATTCAATCGTCCATGCGCCAAACCATGCAACGGTCAGCGCATCCGGCACCGTCTTATCCTTGTAAGACAGCACCAAAACAACGACGGTGTACCAAATGATATTGACCATTGCAGCTATAACAAACTTAGTTCTTTTCTTCATGGCTCACTCCGTTCTTTAACTCCATGTGATAGATACGTTTTTCGTGGTTTTCAATTTTTCTATCCTGTTCATCGTTGTGATCCCATAAGCGCTTACGGGATAGACTGGCATGCTCTGTCTCTTCCTTGAGGTCGTCCTTGATCTTCTGCATATCGTCTTTCAGTCCCTTTACTGATTCGTTTAATGATGTGATGCTTTTTGTCAATTCCGTCACGCCACTTATTAACGGTCGCGCCAACGCCCAAAAAAACCCGAACAGGCTGCCCAATGCGACAACTAACATGCCAAGAAAATGTGCTGTATCCATAACTAAATCTCCTTTATATACTCTCTGATTCCCTTGATTCTTGCGTAGCCTTTATCGGTTTTCAGCCACGTCCCTTGCGGAATTCCGGTCACATACTCGCCCTTTTTCAGCTTTCCCGCTGTGGGTGCTGTAAGCGATGCCTTTTGTCTGATATTGACCGTAGAAATCACCCTATAGGTCCTTTCTGCGACTTTCGGACAATAAATGAACCCTTGCAGCTTGTATCCGGTAAAGTATGTGTACGGCGGTTTGTGCGGAACCGGAACTTCTTGTAACCGCTCTCGCCAATTACAATGGAACCGTCAGCCTTGATATCCTCGACAATAGCAACATGCCCTTTGCCCTGCGCCTCACCACCGACTTTCGACCAACAAATAACGGCTCCAAGTCGTGGCGTATCGCCGCGATCGTAGCCGTCCTTGATGTTCTTATACCAGTTTCCCGCATTGCCAAGAGAAAGCTTCGGTGCTTTGCCGATAATTTCATACCATCTGCCCCAAGCATACGCTGTGCAGTTTGGCAGTCCGTACCCTGCGCTATGGAACGGATTTTTCCTCGTCCACAACGCGTTATTCGGTGCGGGTGCTTTTAACCTTGGTTTGTACATATCTTCTCCTTCCTAAAACGGGTTCTTTGTCTTCGGACTTGCCTTTAATGCCTCGAACAATGCCCATTTTTGTTCCCTTGAAATATCTGCGATTGATAAAAATCCTTTAAGTTCGTCGTTGGAATATCTGCCGTTTCCGTTTGCATCGATCAGACCGGCAGCATGATCTAACATTTCAGGTGTAATTCCTGCACGCTTGATTGCTGTCGCTCTTTTCACTGCACTGTCAGATAAAAGTGTACTGACTATTTGAGTTGATTGGCCGCTGTCTAAAAGCGCATAAGCCTTTCCGATATTCTTTGTGTAACCGGATTCTCTGATTGTCCTCGCTGCGTTTATCACATCTTCCTTTGTTGCCCCTGCTTCTCGAAGCTTTGTTGCTTTCTCTACGGCTGTTTTCGATGTCATTGCTATAACTGCATCTTTGTTCATGCCGCTTTCTGCAAGCGCGTAGGCTTTTCCCGCACTGGAATCCGCTCCGCTTTCAGACAATATCTGATTTGCTTCTTTTACTTGACTAACACTCATCGTTCCGCTGTCAACAAGTGCCTTTTGCGTCTTGTTCAATTCTCCGTAGTCGTAAGCGTTTTTGGTTGTCTCTCCCATAGAAATAACAATAGAACGCTTTGCGGCATCTGATGCCGCTTCGTAAACGTCTCTGACTGCCTCTTTTTTTTCGTCTGTTGTCATATTTTGATATTCGGAAGACGATGTTAAACTTGAAAGCCCTTTGTAAACTTCTTGCCCTCTGACCTTCTTGTACTCTGTAAACTGTTCCGGAGTCATGCGAATATCCCTACCGTCATATCTTACGGTGTAGCGTGAGCTGTAATCAGTAGGAATAACGTCTTTCCCCTCGCTTCCAAGTTCTTGACGAAGATTTTCGAGTTCTAGCGCGGTTCTGTCTGTCTCTTTCTTTTGCACATACGCCGGAGACAAGAAATTTTCAAGTCCTGCCTTTAGATAGTCTGTTGGAGACTGTTTGCTGTCTGTTCTTCCGAACATATCGACAAAACTTTGATTTGTGTTTGTTAAACCCGGTATTTTGTTTTCAAGCTTATCAATATACTTTTCTGTGTCTCTTTGCAGTTTATTTTCTGCTGTCGAAAGCGCGATTTTTCTCTCCGGTACAAGCGTTCTTGCAGTTTGCCCTACAAGCGTCGGTATAAACTGGCTTACAAGGTTTTGTGCAGCATTTCCCATGAATTTTACAATATCTTTGCTGTCTCCATTCGCGAAGTCAAACAGATTTTGCACACCGGAAAGCATAGACATCTCCAAAACAGGTTGATAAATCTGCGAAAGACTTTCGATTCCGTCCCACAGATTTCCGCCCTCTTTCAACATAGAGTTTCCAAGTTCTACCCCGACAAAGAACGGCATGCAGATCGGAGCCGCCCAGTCCATTGTGATGGAATAATCGCCAATATTCAGAGCGTAATCCTGCTTTCCTAAAAGCTGTTTCCATTTATATTCGCTGTTGTATTCGCCAAGAGAACCGTTTGCAAGCCCCTTGTTTCCCATATACATGCCAAGTGCCACAACGCCGGTTCCGGTAAGACCCTCTGCTACTTGTGTTATTGCTTTCTGCAATGCTACTGCGTCCTTTGCTCTAGCAATCTGATACATGCCCTTAGCAAGTCCAAGCGGCGAATGAGAAACACCTCGTTTCAAAATGTTTATCGGTGTCTTTGTGAATGGTAAAGCGGAATCCATGACAACCTTTCCGGCTGTCTTTGCTACTTTCATCGTTGCATCATCGGTTGCCTTTACATTTAGGTTTTTTCTGAACCTTGCAAGCGCATCTGCAAGCCTGCTAGGGTCTCTGTAAGTTGCGCGAAGTGCTTCATTGTAAGCATGTTCCGATGCCTGCTGAACGAATTCTTCTGTTAAGTCACCGACCTTTTTACCGTTTGCCTTGCAATACTGCGCAAAAGCACTGTCGAAGTTTATCTTCATAAACAGTTGGTCTTCTGCTTCCAGTGCTGCGCTGTTCAGCTTATTTGCCCCCTCTAAAAGCCGATTGTTAAAAACTTTTGCTTCTAATGGTCGAAGTTCTTCATTATACTTTCCATTCCCACTATCAAGCGTCTTCCTCAATTTGTCGAATTGATCTCCGGCAAACTTTTTCAACGCTCTGTCATCAGAAGAATTGGTTAAGATTGCAGCTGTTTTTTTCGCCCCGACTTTTTCAAGTTTTCGGCTGAATGCCTTTTGCAATCCACTCTGAATGATATTATCCATTCTGACTACAGGAACATATAAAGCGTTGCCGACAATGTTTCTGATGTGTGTCCTTGGATTTCCGAGCATGGCAAGGTATCTCCAAGCTGTGAGTTTTTCGGAGAACGTCGCAGGCACTTGATTCCAAAGTTCAATGTTTATCTGCTTTCTAAGTTCCGGAAGTTCTTCTTCCGATGCGTTACGAAGCCTATCGAGCATTTCATCGCTAATATTTACGTTTACACCTGTGTTTTTCTTGATCTTATCGACAGAACGAATAACATTCTTGACTCTGCCTTCCGGAGACAGTGAATTAAAAAGCCGCATTGCCTGCAAGGTTCTTCCGGCTTCACTCTCCATTTGGCATACGTCAGACAAAACAGTTTGTGCGGCTTCATAATTGCCTTTATTGATGTGTTCTCTCGCAAGCTGATAGCCCATAGCAATATCATCGCTTCGGACTTCTTTCCCCTCTTTTATGATGTTTTCAAAAGATTTTGTTTCAAAATCAAGCCCATTTGTTTTGATTTTGTCAGATGCAAGGTCAAGTTTCTCCTTATTCGTTGTCTTTCTCGTCCAATAAGAACCCTCCTCGATGTTCGCCTTAATTACTTCTCTTGTCTTCTTGTCAACGATAGGGGAATTGTATACGGTATTTGCACCTTGCGTGACTTTTCCCATGTCCGTCCTAAGCGGAACCTTTCCACCATCGTATGTGCCATATTTCTTTTTTGCGTCCTTAAACGCTTGGTTCGGTCTAGCTACATCTGCGCCAAGGTCTTTTAGATTGACATTACTTTGGGAAGATATCTCAACTGGATTTTTAATGCTATTAGCTGTTGGAAGTTCAATTTTAGGCTCGATTTTGATGTTTTCAGCCTGTTCTGAGATGGTTTTAGGCAATTCTACCTTTGGTGTGACTTCGTCCATTACAGCCTGTTTTACGACTTTTGGAAGTTCTTTCTTGACAGCTTTCTTTGATCCTTTTAAGGCTTTTACAACCGGAATCGCTTCCATGACACCGCCAGTAACCGCATTGATTCCGGCATTGACCGCCATGTCCTTGGCAAGTTCTTTGCCTTTTTTGCCCTCGCCTCTTGCCAAGCCTAAATCCATCGCAGTACCAACAGTAGCATCTGCGATTGCGTTCTTGGTAGCACTCTTTAAGACCTGTTTTGTCGCTTCCTCGCCGATTTTCTTGCCGACCTTGCTCGCAACGGCTTTTTCGGTTGCTTTTTTGCCCGCTTTAGTAGCAAGTACTTTTCCTGCAGCCTTTGTGGTCGCTTTTTCAGCTGCGCCATATCCAGTAGCATAGCCAAGCATTTCGCCTGCGATGTTTCCTATTTTCCTAGACTGCGCTGCGTTCTTTGTCGGTTCTACTTCAAACGGGTTGAAACTCGCGATTTTTTTGCTTGTTTCTTTCTGTGTTTTGTTTTTTCTGCCGGGAACATATGCTTGCGCAGCCGCATTTTTTATTTTTTTAGGTTTGTAGTTACCTTTTGGCGGCTTAGTCATTACGTCGCTTTCAGACAGTTTTTTGCCCGTTGCGATGCTGTATGCTATACCCGGAAGCGAGGAATTTATAAATCCCTCGCCAAAGCCAGTATAGAATTGACCGACTTTATCGTTCTTAAATCCGCCTTTTCTGTTGTACTCTGCTCTCTCCTCTTTGGCAATCTGATCTTGCACCTTTTGGCGTTCTTCGGTCGGCAAAAAGTCAGATTTAATGCTGCGCCAAAGCCAGTCAGCTTGCTGTTTGACCTTTTCCTTTAAGGTTTTGGGGGGTAGAGAAGTTGAAGTTTCCTTTCTCTTTGCATCTTTTCTTGCCCTATCCATATCAGATTGTGTTGGAAGCTTTGACGTTCTTCTCGTCTGCGCCTTTTTCTTTTCTCTGTCTAGATCTGCTTGTGTAGGAAGTTTTGACGTTCTCCTTGTTGCCATATCAAACTCCTTTGTAGCTCTTGTACTTCTTCATCGACTTATAACCGCTGCTTGTTGTATTTGATTTGTTGGCGTTTCCCCATACGGAACTATAATCTACTGAATTATTTTTCTTCGATGTAGAGTAGGACCTACTTTGCTTATTGCTGGAAGAATTATTCTTGTTCTTATTCTTTCTATTATTCGTAACAGTGTACCCCATTGCCTTTGCCGCCGCAGCCGCCGCAGAAGAGTTATTGTAGTGAAGCCGTCCGACAGAATCCGTCCATACATAGTTCGGATTCTTCGCTTGAATGTTCGATGATACCCTATTATTCCACGCGTTTACCTTGTTCTGTTGCTGTTGCTGCAAATAGGTCTGTAGTGCAGATAACTCGCTATTGAGCAACTGCTCACGTTGATTTTTCAAGTCTTCCATCTGCATTTGACCATACCGCTCATCAATAGAAGATTGTCTGGCTTGGAGTTGAGACATAAGGTCAGCTAGGTTTCCTTGGTACTGACTTCCAAGCTTCGCCAATGCCTCTTGCAATGCCGCATCATTGCTAGCTAGTCCGGAAGAATAAGCGTTTAAGATGCTGTTCAATGCTGTCTCACTCGCCCCGCCTGTGATTCCTCCGGAAGACAACTGTTCAGCGAGTTTGTTTTTATTCTGCCGATATGCAATGTACTGCTGTCTTGCCGCATCACTAGCCGCTTGGTTCGCTTGGTTCACCCCTTGGTTATATACGTTGCTAAGCTGACCCATGCTCGTATCGTAGGAACGCTGAATTCCATTCAAAGCCGCATCCCATTGGTCTTGTATGCTTTGATCTGGTTTCAAACTATCATAACCAATAGGATTGATTCTCCCGCTTGATAATGCGTTATAATATCCTTGAATTACATTGTTTTTATTATTGACCAAGCCACCAGCCAAATTACCGACAATTCCTAATCCAAATCCACCCGAAGACGTTCCTCTTGATGGAGAACCACCCGAAGGTGTTCCACCCGAACTTCCTGTTTTATACAGCTTTCTAAAAGTTTCGTTTCCGACAGTATTTCCGTAAGAGTTTGAACCGCCAGTTGCTTTTTTGTAAGCCGAAAGTGCCGCAGATGTGTTTTTACCCCATATGCCGTCAGCACCGCTCTTACCGACATTGTATCCGGAGTTTATCAGTGCATTTTGCATTTTTCTGACTTCCGACTTACTCATGTTATTTCTGTTGTAAATTTTAGATGCCATCTTATATCCCTTTCTAAAATTTTTTATAATCGTGTCAGCCTTTGATGCCAAAAAACGTGTTATGTATAGATAACCCCGAAACACAAAGATTTTGATGCATCTGAATCTGATGTGATAGATTAGTTCATCACATATCGTCAGAAGATTTACCAAATTGTGTTTTCGGGGTTATTCTAAAATTGAGTAAAGTACTCGCCATCTGCCAGTTCCGGCGGCATTCCTGCTTTGATGCAGACGTAGCGCTTGACTCCATCGGTGTAGTAATAGTTCTCGTACACTTCCATACCGACCTTGAACATAATCGGCTTATTTGCCGTTCCCTCTGCGTTAGGGTCTTCCACCTCAAGCCACGTTATGGCTCCACCAGCTTTTGCTTGATGCGGAGTCCATTTATATCCGGGTCTTGGTGTGACGATAGACGGTTTTTCCTCAATAGTGATGCCTACCTGTTCGACAATGTTGAGTGTTGTCTTATCAGATCTGATTGCTGTCTTGATCGCGTCAAGTCTTTCTCTCTTTGTGTTAGCCATTGATACCAACCTCACTTTCCAGTTCCGATAAGATTTCTTCGGATGTTAAGTCATTTTCCTGGCTGTCAATAATAGCCTGAACCTCTGCTTTGTATTCGGCAGGGACTGCGTCGATAGTCATGGTGCCAGATGTGACCGCTTCTACATATTCTGGCACCATGAATTCGTGAATCTGAGCTTTAGCATTATCCTCGTAGCTTTTGCTATGGTCCGGGATATAAGGCTCGTACTGATGGATATGAAACAAACTGTTGTTTCTATCAAAAATGTGATATCCGTTTTCTTCAATTGTGTAGTATAAATCTCTTTCCATTCTTAACCCTCCAAACATAAAACTTTTTCTAATACTTGATGTAAGCCGTCGAAAACAAACCCGCCAACATAGTCCTGACTATATGAGTACTGACCGAACAAATGTAGCTTTCCACCGTTGAGAACTAAGGTGGGATAGGATAAGTGTTCGTCTAAACTGATGATAATCTCTTTTTTTTCTCCGTCAAAAGAAATAAGTCCACTTCCATACATTAGAATATAAAGCTTATCATCATTTGATACTACATATGACTCGATTGTGCTTACGGCCATATTATTGCCTGTAATTTGTGTCCAGCTGTTTGTGTTGGTGTTTAGTTTGTAAATATTACTAGTTCTATTGTCACTGTTATATCCGCCAATAGCGTATATAGCTCCATTGATAACGCCAGGTAATGTGCCACTAGGGTATGGTAATGTTGCAATATCAATCCACTCTAATGTATCAAGGTCAATATATCCGCAATAGGTATAATATGTGTATGATGAGTGTGATCCTGTTTTGGTCTGGAAAAAAAGATACATTTTGTTATCAACGATGACTGGTATTCGTCTGTAAGGATAAGATATTGAATACGAATCACTTGGTTCTTTTGACGGTATATCTAAAACTTTAGTAAAAGCCGTACCTTCAAATCTGTATAAGGCGTTCGAACACAAATAGTATAAATACCCACCATGCTCTAAAGCAGCCATATAGGTTTGCGAGCCTGTAACTGGAACATCAATCTCTCTCACCCATCCATTCGATTCAAGTCGATAATGTTTTCTACTAGGAGTTATCATGTGGATTTTACCTTTATATGACGCGTATATTTTTGAACTTTCAGTGCCTGCAAAAAATGTATCTTTATCTGCAACCCACTGATACTTTGCAGTAAGGTTTAGTTCTTTTACTACTGAACCGTCTATTGTTATCTTTTGACCGCCTCCGCCGCCGCTTGCGTTGAACCATGTATCCATCTATCTCACCTCAATCTTTACTTTTAATACTTCTTCTAATGGGGAAAACGTCATTGATACTTCTCCGTTCGTTACAGAAACAGTTTCCGGTGCAACCTTATACTTATTCGTATAAATATCAATGGTTGAATTTTCTGTGATTGCTGTATTCTGAAAAGCAATACTTGTACCGCCGACTGGAATCGTTCCAATATTGACACTCGGCACCCTTGCTTTTTTATTCAACTCTGCCGTTGTGTCGTTCGGAAGTTTTGAAACTTTGTTCTTGTCTGTGTCTGTATAGTCATTCTTGGATAGATTTTTGCCTGCAACTTTGTCGACCTTGTTTCTCAGGGCGTCTGTGGTGTTGTCAGGCAGATTATCTACTTTTCCTTTGTCCGTATTGTTATAATTGTTCGCAGACAATCCCATTCCATCGACTTTGTCTACCTTTGTGTCAAGACCGGCTTTCAGTTGAGAAGTCGTTGCATAATCTCCACCAGATGCCTCTCTTGCCTGTTCCATGTAATACTTGGCGTTGTCAACATCTTCACCCTCTCTTGTTCCTGTGCCGCCTTTTGTATAGGACTGCGCCAAAATAGCGGAATTGTCTGCCGCGTTTGCTCTCTGATTTGCTATCGTTGCGGCGTTCCCTGCGCTTGTTGCGCTTTCCGAAGCCGCATCTTTTGAAGCCGCTGCAGATTCTGAATATCCCTTAGCGGACTGCTCAAATGTGCTTGCGTTGTTTGCGCTTGCCTCTGCCGCTGTCGCGCTTCCCGCCGCTGAATTTGCGCTTCCTGCCGCCGCAGAAACATATCCCTCTAAGGTTGATACTGCCGCAAGCGACAAATGGTCCAATGTGATAGAGTTCGGTTTCACACTGATGATTACAGAATATTTCGGGTCTTCCGTAACGGCAATCGTATCGGAGTTATTAAAGGTGTATACGTTCAGTAATGATGTGACATCGGTTTGCGTATAGGTCCCGTCTTGGTTCGTGATTCTTAAATACGTCTTTCCGTCAATCTCCATCAACTCAAAGCTTGCAGGGATTTTTTCAAGGTCGGTATCAATTTCAGTGACAGTTCCGCTCTTTGTTGTGATTTTGAATTTTCCGTCTCCCTTTGTGAAGCTGATGCTCTCAACTAAATCATTTGTTTCTTCGGATATCTTCGCATCAGTCTCTGCCTTTGTGTAACGGGATGCAATATCATCTGCGATGCTGTCAAGCCCAAGAGTTATCAATAAATCGACTAGTGCATTGTGCTTATCCATATTCAGCTGCGGAAATTTATCGAAAGCGTCTTTGTTCTGCTCTACGGTTCCGTTTAATCTTCGACCGGGATTGGACTTGACATATGCCGCGTTCCGCTCGCTTTGAAGTATTTTTACGTCAGATAGTGCCATGCTCTACCCCCTGTTCTTACTAAAATTGCCTACTGTGTAGGTCTTTGTTATCTTTAGAATCCCAAACGGTTCATAAATCGTGTTGTTTTCAACCACAATCTGAAGCCGCTTGTACTTCTTTACTTTCTTATTGAAAAAATCGTCCTGTGCTGTTTCATTGCTGCTGAATGTGAATCGTTCAAAATCGACCGGATCCCATGAAAAAATGTCAGCATAGAATATTCCAAGCTTGTTTTCTCTTTCTCCATCGGCAATCAGCGTGACTTCCGCAGACGTTCTATCATATGGCAACAACGTGAGCATAGTTCCTTTTTTATTTAGTGTCTTGAAATACTGCGGCATACCATCATCATCTAGCGTGGTAGCCCATCTGCATGGGATCGCGACACCGTCTGTGAGTATCTTTTCTCCCAACGTTGTTGTGCTCAATACCCCGTCGTCACAATACGCGGTCTTATCTTGGATGTCTGTATTGAATTTACATAGAACACCGTCTGCGGTACCAAACCACAACTCGTTTTCGTAAACATGGAAACAAGTCGCGGGTATGTTATCCCAGTAATAGCACTCATACGAATAATTTGTTGTATTGTTTGTATCATTTGCCCTTTGCCGCCCATCTAGCACATACGCGTGATTATTGACAGCCAAAATGTAATACCGTTTCCACACAATAGCACAAGCCTGCTCCAGGTTCTTCTCCGCTATCAACTGTTTGTCAATGTAGTATGAGCGGTTTCTCAGTACGTTGTCAGTCGTTGCAAACACATTTGTGATTGCAAAGATTCCGTTCCGCGTGAGAAACAGCGGGTCGTCACCCAATGATGCAAATGTCTTTGGCGCGATACCGCCCTCTCCACCCATTGTCGGCTTGACAGCGAAAAACGTCTCTCCGTTTAACGTCTGTCCGTATGCCAAATATACCGTTGTCTCTGTGTTGGCATCACCTTTTACAACAGCTAGGTACGATGAGTATGTGTGAAGCCCTACAATGTCATTGCCATCTTGACCGGCTACAAAGTAATTGTTGTCTGGCCAATAAGTAGGGTCCTTGATGCCTGTGTAATAAACCCTGTTTTTATTCACGCCGCCTACAGCAAAAATTCTATCTGTTGTAGAATATCCGTAGGCTTTTGTGATAAAGGTCTTTAATAGGTCAACCCTTGCTTCTTTGTACTGCCCTTTATGTATGACTGTCTCAACTCCGTTGATAGTCTCTTTGTGATCTTCTTTTGCGTCAAAATTCTCAAATGTGATCTTGACGTTGTCTTGTCCTACAATAACCGGTGCATGCACAGCCTTAAACGTGATTTTAGGCGCGCATACAGTAAAGTCTACAGTGTTCCCAAGTACGTCTCTGCCCTTTAATACTTTTGTCTCACCAATAGTGTAGTCTGTATCTTTCGCTTTGACCTCAAATTCTCCGTCAGCGTTCATAACCTCGACTTTGATAGAATCGGCTACGATGTACTTGTAAAAGTCGCTGTCAGCCAATTTTTGAGGCACAAGGGAATAATCTTTTGCTGAACTATTCCCTAAAAACGAGAATGTTCGTTTTGGCGTCAAAAGATTGACGCCCTCAAGAGCCACACCGCCTGTTCCGTCCGGATTTCTTGATATGGACGCATCCGGAATCTTTGCTGTGCCTGCGGCTATAACGTCCTCTGCCGCTAGGTCTTTGAATTTATACAGCTTCGCATTACAGAACGAGTATACGGTGTCATCAAAAAGAAATAAGTCCGCGCGATCTAATTTATCGTACGAAACTAACGTAACAATCGTTTCAACACCATTCTTATCATAAATCGCATAGATGCCCTTGGCTGCAATTACATACTTCACAGAGCCGACTTTTTCTTTGTGCAGCATAATCTTTTCGATTTTCCCTGCGTTCGGAATTGTCGTGACTTTTCTCCATCCGGTACGTTTAATCGGATTCCCGCCGTTATCGGATATTAGATTTACCATATCCGGACTTCTGCGCCTGTTTACTTCTGTACGGTCTCTCGAAAAATCGGCGCCTCTTAGATTTTCATAATATGTATGCTTGTAAGACGGCTGTGCAGGTATTTTTAGCTTCATAATCTCAACCCCTGTCCGATGGTGATTCTCCTTGTCGAATAACATGATTGCTTAATCTGATTCATCAAATCGTCATATCCATTGTAGTATAACGTCGCTTTCGACAAATCGTCGTCAAGCCACACATAATGCGCTGCCAGAAGTTTGATTAAAGGCTGAACAATAATCGGCAGCTGAATCTCGAAATCATCTTCTGTATCTTCTGTAATATCTGTTATAACCGGAAGCGTCCATTCTTCCTCATCTGTCGATAATTCTGCCTTGAAATATGCCTTTAACGGCATGACTACCGTCGTATTGATTACATGGATTGCATGGTTCGTAGCGTTTCTCACAATAGACGCATACTCTTCCATTGCAGAATCGTCCTCAAAGCCAAGGTCTCGAATCTGTTTTTTTATTTCGCCCCACGTCATAGTTTTCTCCTAAAAAACAAAGGGGGCATTTCTGCCCCCACTAAGTTACGGCAACTCAATAACGGACATAGACGCCTTTGTCGAGGACGGAACAATCAAGATGTAGTCCTTGTCCTCGCCGGATACGTTCTTGTATCTGCCATCATCCAGTCTGATTGCCGCTGTCTTTCCTGCAGCAACCGAAAATGCGTCAAGGTCTTTTACTCCTTGAATGCCGTTTCCCTGTTTAACAGTAACAGTAACGGCAGCAGAAGCGTCCGTATTCTGCACTAAAACAACTCTTTTCCAGTCACCGTTTACTGCCGGCACTTGAAAACCATCGGTCGTACCGGCTGTAAAGGTTAAAGTTCCCCATTCGTTAATGGTTAATTTGTCAGATGTGATTTTTACTTTTGCCATTTTCTATACCTCCTATACCCACTTGCCTACGATCAGTTCTTTCGGTCTTGCGATGATTCCATCATACAAAATGAATCCCTTGACCGCGTCGATAAACCCGTTTTCCGGTCTGTAAGGCTCGATGTGCGTCATCGGATTTACAAACGCAATCGCTCTGTTTGTCTTCAGCTGTACCATGTAGTTTCCGGAAGAATCTTTCGCGCAGTTGTTGGATTCCTTAATCGTGATACCATTGTACTTGCCCACAACGCCGTTTTTCATCATAACAGAGTTGTCGGTATCAAGGTGTACATACGCCTGCTTCAAAAGCATAACGTGTTTCGGAGGAAGCGTCAGCGTAATGTTGGACGTTCTCTTTACATCGTTTTCCAGTAATTTAACAAGCATGTTGTCGATTGTTTCAAGAATGTTGTCCTTTGTGATGGTGGTTGCCGCAGAATTGAAAACAACCGCCTGTTTGTTTAATGACATATTCGCAACGAACCTATCCATTTCGTCCGCCAAGGCTTCGGAAGTTTCCTTTGCAAGGGCTTCCATTAAGCCGCCGACCGCCTGTCTTTTATCAATATCGCCTACTCCGTAATCAAAGTATGCTGCATGATTGATGTTAAGAGTGATAGACTGATCTGCGACCTCTTCTGGTCCGGTCAAAACAATCTTCTTACCTATCTGCGTCTTGATTGTTGGTTTACCTACGCCGAGAATTCTTACCGAATCGCCTTTCTGCTTAACTTCTCCTTCATACTGACGATTGGTGTCAGCTACGAACACATGATCTCTCTCGATGTCTCTGTTGATTGCTTCCGCCCATACTGTTGGAATAAAATTCTGATATGACATTTGTTATTTCTCCTTTACCATTTGCTCATTGATTCGCGGATTTTGTCATAATTCGCTTTCACTTCCGCAGGAGACATCGCTTCAACTTCCTCACGCGTGTAATAATCGCTTTGAGGCTTGTCGGCTGTTGAAACGTTTCCGATGATGGGCGGTTTCTTGGGCGTTGTGTTGCCCTTGTATGCCATCATCATTTGAAATGCCTGCTCTGCACCCATCTCGCCCATTGGATTGAATCGGAACGCTAAATATTCCGGTCCTAACTCGTCAATGGACTTGACTTCGGGGTGTGATTTCTGAATCTCGGCTAAATCCGCATCCATTTGTGCTTGAGCCTGCTGCTCTAATAGCTGCTGCTCTAAATTTGCGTTTCTGTTTTGGAGTTCAGCAAGCTGCTCATGCATCTGCTGCTCTGCTCGGACTTCTTCAAGCGGTCTTTGCGTTGCATAAGCCTGCGCCTGCAGCGACTTATCCTCACCATCAAAAAACAGCCCTAAAGCATCCTCATACTCTTTGGACTGTCTCTGTGCTTCGGCTAATTGCCGCGCAAGCTCTTCGTTGTGTCTGCGCATCTGTGCAAACGCTGCATCCTGCTCTGTTCTGACCGGTTCGGCGACTTCCGGCTCTTCTTCGCCTAAAGTTTCCACTTCGTTGTCCGGTTCGGCGACTTCCGGCTCTTCTTCGCCTAATCCCTCTTCTTGAGAGACTAAAGTTTCAAATTCCATACTATTTCTCCTTTTTGAATATTAAAAAACAGCCTGTTGGGCTGCTTCTTGACTGAATAATTGTTGTTGTACGAGTGCGATCGCGTCCTCTTGCGGAATTCCTTGAGACATTAAGTCTAGCACTTGTCTTGCGAAGTTTTCTCCGCTTTGTGCTTGCTGTTTCTGCATCATAGCTTCGCGCTTTGCAAGCATTGACCTTAATTTCCCTTTAGGGACCGAGCCGTTGTCCGGCGCGAGGTCTGCATATTCCTCTAAGGATAACTGCTGACGGTCGAACATGTTATCAAGCCACTGCTGTTCGGAAAGCTTCGTCCACTGGTTATCCTGTGAAACGTCAATTCTAACCGTAGGCTTCAGATCCTGTAGCTGCTGTTGGTCGATTAAAGTCTGCACTTCTTCGCCCATATCGTTTGTAGAAGTTACTTCGATTCCCTCCGGATGGTAGGCAACCCACATATCAAACCATAAGAGCGCAACATCTTCAACAAACTGTTTATACCTGGCAACATTTTCGTTTAATGTTACCTGTGCGCTGTCTCTGACTGCGATAATCGCTTGCCCTGATGCCTGTTCCGGATTGACATTACCCATAGCGTAATCACTGGCGCCGGCAAGATCTTTTGTTATTTGCAATAAATCGTTTTGCAGACTATTCGCATCGCTTGATATGTTTGTTGCGTTGAGGTAGGAAACTTGTTGTGAAACAGACTGTGCACCGCCGCCGCTGACCTCAATCGGCTTTCCGACTGTGTCTAAGTCCTCCGGATTTTGGACGGTTGAAGAATCATAAGCAATTCTAGGGAACGCACAAAGCTTGACTGTGATTGCGCGTCTTGCAGCTGTCTTATTTAACTCTAGTTGGTTTGGAATCAGTTGAGCGACCTCCGAAACACCTCTAGCGTCATAAGGAATCGGTCTCCAGATCATTGAGCAAATCGGGTACGAATGCAGTCCGGTAACGTCTCCTTGGATTGCATGCATCGGTTCGTAAATGCACTGTGCAGTAGAACGTGCGACTTTTACAATCCCGTTCTCTTTTGTCATGTAAAGAAGCGATGTGACCTTATTGGAAACCTCATAGTTATTCAATATGACACCATCGTTTGCATTTGAATTGTCGTCTCCTACAATCAGTTCGATGTCTTTTTTCGAAATACCGTTATCCTTTGCAATTTTTCTGACCGCCTCAACCTCTAATCTCTCACGAATGATGATAAACGGCTGCTCTTGAAGATCTGTTATGTTCTCATCTCCAAGCAAGATCGACGTGTTCGGCAGAATCTTCGGCGGCATATCGGTTCTGTCACTTCCCCAATACGCATATGCGTCGCCTTGAATTGCTGCTGCATTGATTAAATCCCAAGTCTTTGAATCCATTTTGGATTTTTCCCAGTTCTTCGCGAAGTTTTGGTTCAGAAGTTCGTATATCGGCTGTAAATCGCCTCTGTTCTCAATATCAGAGTATTTAGCTGTCATGGAGTTTTGCGAAACGACAGCAACCTTGTACTGAACAATCGGTAGGATAAAATTGAAAATCGGAAGCTCTTCGCCTCCGGTATTACATCCGACCCACTGATTTCCAATATAGAAGTTCCAGTTTCGCTCTGTTTTCTTGACAATCCCTTTTTTATCAAGATAATCTTTGCATTTTTGGTACTTTTGCCATATTTTGGTGTAAACTTTATCTTGCATTTATAACTCCTTTTGCCCTTTGGAGGAACCGTCATAATTATTTACATTTTCATACAGTGTGCCGTAATATTTTCTCTTTTTTTCCGCTTCTTTGTTCTCTTTTGCCTTTTTAATCTTCTGCATCGGCGTTTCCAGCTTGATTTCCGGCTTGCGTGTCTCTCTTGCACCGATGTTATAGCCCTTTATAAAGCAAAAGACGCTCAAAATCGGCGTCAGTACGGCTAAAATTAGAATTGTAATGTCAGATAACATGAATTTTGTCTCCTTTGTCGAATCTTTTCCCTTTTTTACGCTTTAGCCCAGGGAAATTTCGCTCGAAAAACGATTCTTCTTTAATTTTTATCACTTTTGCGTCAGAATAAATGAATTTATTTAGAATCTGCGACATGCAGTCTACTTGGTCGTCGTGCTTTCCGTTCGGAAACGCCGCGCATTCCTCGACAAAGTCTCCGGTAAACGGTTTATTCTTCGGCAAAAAGCAGTTTCCGCTCTCAATCGTACCGATTACGGCATTGACACGAGAAACTTTTCCGCCGTCCGGATTGACTGCGATTATCCCGCCCATATGCGTCCTCAAATACTTCACAATCGCAGAACCATTTGCTTTGTCCTCGATGTAGGTTGTCTTGCACATAGGATACATGCCCCTCAACCTTGTAATCTCTCGTATCGTGGACGGCATATCAAGGTGTTTTTTCACTGCGTCAATCAAGTAAAGGTCAGCATTTGTCTTTCCCCACACTTGAATTGCTACAAAGTCGTTGTCGTCTCCGTCTTTGAACGCAGCATCAACGCTCATCGCCATTTTTTCAATGTGTGGTAAGGTCTCGTAATACTGCCACCACTCACGCTTGATTATATTACCAGCAAGGCTTGTCGGGCGTCCTTGATATAACGCATTCCAAGCGCGAGATCCACTACGCTTCGTGTAGGACTTCTTGAAGTCTGCAAGCCAAACATTGTCCTTGCCAATCTCCGGACACAAAGCATCGCCGACTTTTCTGCCTAAAATGTCATCCGGCTCTGCTTCTAATGGGATATTGACTACTTTGACATTTTCCTCTGTCTCTATCAGTCTTCCGGCAAGGTCGTCCTCATGCCAGCGCGTCATAATCACAATGATTTTGGCACCGGCATAAAGTCTTGTCTTATACGACGAAAGCCATTCGTCAAAGACTCTGTTTCGGTAACTTTCAGAATCTGCTTCTTGTTGGTTCTTTACTGGGTCGTCGATAATCATCAAATCGCATCGCCTACCGGTGACACCGGACATCAAACCTCTGCTTATCATTCCGCCAAGATGCCCGTCAAGCTCAAACTCGGTTGCGTTTGCAGGTGATCCGATTTTTATGCCAAATATGTCACCGCCAAACTCTTTTATCTTCTGCAAATTGCGTCTGCCGAATTTCTGCGCGAAATCCTCAGAGTAGGAAATCTCAATCACTGATTTTTCGGGGTTTCTGCCAAGATACCAACTCGGAAGTGTTTCAGTTACTGTCAGCGACTTTCCATGCTGTGGTGGCATAGATAAAATCAAAATATCATATGCATGACCGGTTTCCTCTTCCAAAAAATCTTGCACAGTATCGCACAAAAAACGGTGGAATTTACTCGCTTTATATCCACCGTTGGAGTGTTTTACATATGCAAAGTAATCCGTCCTTAAAACGTCTCTGTAGAGCCTCAAAACATCATTCATTTTTCGCCTCTAATAGTCTTGGTCTTGAATATCCGAGTTCCTCCAAATTCTTCTTCGCCTCATCAACACTGGATGTGTCCTCAACCTTTACCACCCTGTCTTCTCGCTTATCCGCCCAATCGCATAAATTCTTTAAGGTGAATATCGCACTGGATGTGTTATAGGCTCCAACTAGAGCCCCGTCACTTAACAGATCTCCTAGCATCGATTTATATTCGCTCTCCTGCGATGGGCTCATATTCGCTAGGTGGTCACGCATGGATCTTCTAGAAATGCCTAGCCACATAGCTAGGTTTGTAACGTTCGGCACAATCGGCATTACGCCTGTTTCTCCGTCCGGTCTCTTAAACTCTTTCACGAAATTGTGCTTTCGGATATATGCACAAAATCCCTCAAACGCAGTCAATATCTCGTCGCAGCTTTCAAATATCTTTTTTTGAAGCGGTTCTAAATTATCCCTCATAGAGTAAATATAGCCCCACATCTCTTTCGCTTCTTTCGTGAGGTCTTTATCCTCTAGGTTTAATGGGTTCGGTCTAGCTTGATCATACTGCTTATAAAGCTGGTCTGCTCTACGAATCGCTTTCTTCGCATACGCTGCCTTGTTCTTCTCTTTGATCTGCGGTCTTACATGCGGAACAAACGGTTGAACAACCAGTTCATCGTTCCTTGGTCTGCCCCTCTTTCTCTTTTCATCAGCCATTTTGCACCTCTTTTCAGTCATTTTGTATATTTATGCACAATTTTCGGATACTTTCCCGAGGAATCGTGATACTTTTATTCATTTTCGTGTATAATTTTATTATTTTTTCGGTACTTACACTGCTTTTGACTAGTGGGGTCGCTACGATGTTGGTGTGAGGTGTAAGTACTCTGTATAGGGGGCATCCTCGCGCGAGTGGGGTCATTTACGATCCACCCCATCGGGCACCCTGCCGCACCCCCTGCCCTACTATATGTAGTGGTCGAGGGGCAAAACAAGCGGCGGGAAAGAATAAGGGTATTTCTTCCACTGCCT